CCCATGCGGAGTTCGTCCGGGTCTGACACGTCCAAATGATCGACAATGTCTTCTGGCCCCATGGCGCCGATCTTGACGAGATCGAAATCGGTCGCCTTGGCCTCCGCAAGGAAGGCGGGCGAAGACGAATGAGAATCGACGGTAAGGACCGCATCTTCAGGTAAGTCGGCGATCTGGAACGACACCATCATGAGGCCATCGGCTGGCGGAACCTCAAGAGCGGATGGCTTCTGGCCTTCCGTTCCGGCGTCGTGGGCGGGAACCCATGCCGTCAGCTTCTTCGGGTCATTTGCGCGGCAGATGTCCAGCATAAGCCCGCCAATCGCTTCCACGTCTCGCTCGATCAGAAGAGCCCGGTCTTTAAACCTAGGCGAGAATTGGCGAACCAGGGTGTTTGCATGCTGAGCTGACCGGACGCCAGATTCATTCTTGCCGCGCGCGGTCGGAGGCAAGCCCATAAGGTCGTCGTGCATGCGCTCGTATTCGTGAAGCGACCCCCAAATGTCTTGCGGAATGACGACGTTGTCTTTCTCGACCTTCGCATTCGGATTCGTATCGGTGAAATATCCACCGGGCTTTTTGTATCGGGAGAGTGTTTGTTGATTGATACCGGTAGAGCCGATGAATTTGATCGTCGGGTCTTCCTGCAAGCGAAGAAGTCTATTCGTGCCGACAATGCGCGCGTTGATGGCCTCTTGAAGGCCGATCAATTGGGCAATTTCAGACCGTCCCCAGAAGTAGTCTTCAACGGGGTTTACGCAGAACTCTGCATAGGGATGTCGCCCTTTGAGAGATGGGCTTGATTTGCAAGTGTCCGTGTCATAGGCGAGCGCATTGCAAAAGAAGTTTTTGCCGAGGATGAGCATATCCGTTCCGACCATCTGGAACGTCACCCAATCCTCTTGCTGGTCATCCCAAACCCAAACTTCATTCAACTCTAAAAGCTGTTGCTGAACTTCTGGAGCAAGAGACGGCTTCGGTTGGCTCATCCAATCGACAATGCCTCTCTGGCTTGTCGCAGCAACGCCTGCCGGCTGGAACGGGTAGAGACCGCCAACAACGATCGGCATTGACCCGCCGGACGTGTCTTGCAACGTCGTCCCGGTACCCTGCTTTACATAGCGCCGGGCTTTTTTGATCAGCTCAGACCGGTCAGGGTGATTGTACACGAGGCGAGCGAATTGATGCGGCGTGATGAGCATGGTCTGCGCAAACGCTTCCATGTCTTCGTCTAGGCGGGTGTGGTTCTCACGCAAAACGCCGAAGCTTTCCGGCGCGATGATGTGCGAGTGAAATTCGCCGCGCTTCCAACCCGTCTTGATCAGCCCTTTGCCTTTTACGATCGCCGTTCGAACTGCGGCAGAAATCAGCGTGTCGGTATCTGACTTTCGCGCATGATGCCTGATGCGCGACGCGCCGGCACGTCCTTTCGCTTCGTTGACGACGTTTGGGTTGTCGGGATCAGAGATTTTGAAGCGCAGAGAGACGGGCGAAAAAAGCAGCGATTCAAGGTCATCGATAGATGCATACGTCTTGTTGAACATCGCCGCATTCGACGGGTCAGCCGACCCCGTCGTGAAGTAATTCTCAAAGAACTGGCCGCGATTTGCTCTCTCTTGCCTAGATGAGAAGCATTGATTGACGATGTCGCGAACAAAACCTTCAAGTTTCCGACGCGGTATGATCACGTAATAGCGTCCTATGCTATGAAATTATTGGCACTTCTTGGATATACTACGTTGACGCTTAGAATAAGCAAAGATTATCTTGGGCCAGCTCACGTAAAAATGGGCGACCGGGTGAGGCCAGAATCCCCGGGGTTCTTGAACCGAAAGGAGACTCCTATGGCACGCCATAAGGGCCGTAAGCATCGTCGGAAGTAATCCCGGCATGTAGGCGTGCAGACACTCTTCGGAGTGTCTGTTCGTTTTTTGAGATGAAGTTTTGAGAGGCTGAATCTTGGGTCCGTTGCCGATCCCTGGCGCAACACCGCCGACGCCACCCGGCCCTCCGGGCGGAACAGGAATGGCGACTGTTCCGGCGCCGCATGCCGGAACTCAGGCACAAGCCACATCGAAATTAGAAGCCGGCATGAAGCTTTTGCAGGAAGCGTTGTCAGGTCTTCCGATGGGATCGCCGCAGCACAACGCGGTCCTCAAAGCTTTGTCTGACATCGGCAAGCACATGCCAACAGGCGGTGCGGGCCAAACCGATCCAAACGCGATGATTCAGCAGCTGGCGCAATTGGCGCGAGCAGCGCGCACCGAAGGCCCGCAGCATGGGGCTCTCGCGGGAATGATGGGTGGTGGTGCGCCGCCCGCAGGACCAATCCCGGGGGCCGGTGCGCCTCCGCCAGCTCCGCCGATGGGCGGGTAACGGAGAGCGAAATGTCGACAGGGAAAATTCCGGGTCCGTACGTCAATGACGTGAAACAGGATGACGGCCTTATGGTCTATCCGCCGTTCCCGACGATGGACATCGGCGCACGCAAATCCGGTCAGCCTCCGCAGGCTCCGACTGGCCCGAAGTCGCTTGATCATGTCGGCGGCAACGCCGGCAAGCGCGGAAAGGAGGGCAAGTAAGCCGTGACCGACGCCGCCTCTCAAGACCAGCACAAACAGCGCATGGAAGAACTGTTTGCGACGCTGTGGAACGATGCCGATCTTGGACCGAAGGTCCGCGCCAAGGCCAAAGAGAAATGGTCCGACATCACGCTTCCTGAAGATCAGGTTGCCGGCCCCTTGAATGAACTGCGTTCGCAGAATGAAACGCTCGCGAAGCAGCTTAAGGAAATGCAAGAGCGGCAGGAAGCGCGCGACAAGGAAGAGGCCGACCGCAAGGCCATCCAGACGATGACCGAGGGCATCGACCGCGCTGTTCGCGAATTCAATCTCACTGATGACGGCCGCGCGAAGATGATGGAGCGCATGAAGGGAACCGGCAACTACGGTGACCCGGAAGCCGCTGCTGCTTGGGTGGCGCATCAGACGCCTCCGCAGGACATCAAGGGCCCGACCTTCGGCGCCCAGCATATGAATCTCTTCGGCTCCGCAGAGCCGGATGAAAAGTATCGGCAGCTCCATACGAATCCCGAGAAATACATGGACGCGGAATTGAACGAGTTCCTGAAGAACCCGGACAAGTACGTCGCCGAAACTCTGGGGACGGCTGCTTGAGAAAGTTCGGACGATACCGGGCCTATTGCCCTTCGCATCCGAGAGTTGCGTGCAGAAAGTGTGACGTCTGCCGACTGTTCATCTGCTCGGCCGCATAGGAGATTGAACCTTGGCTTATCCGAATGCACCAGTGCAGACGCTCACCGGAAGCGGCATTACCCCCGGCGGTAGTCTTGGCGCTCAGCTCGCGGCCCTGACGCGTCGGGCTTTCATTCCCAGTGTCTACGTCCAGATTTATCAATCACATCCGCTGCTCAGCCTCTTCATGGCGAATGCCAAAGCAGCGCGCGGCGGTGTGTCTCAAGTCACCATTCCGGTGCAGGGATCGTCCTTCGTCTCCTTCAGCTGGGGATCGTTTGCCGGCGACTTCCCGATGCCTACCGATGCGGCGTCAATTCAGAATGCGCAGTTCTCTCTGAAGCTCGGCATGGTGCCGATCGGGTTCTTCGGGATGGAAGCCATTCTTCAGTCGTCCGAAGTCGTCATCCCGAAGCTTCGCGCTGTCATGTCGGATGCGGCGGTGGTCATCAAGCAGGCCTATGCCCAGTCGCTCTATTCGAATAATTACGCCAACTCTCAGGCGTGGGATTCGCTGACGCAGGCTTATGACGACGGCACGAACGCGCCGAGCTATGGCGGCATCACGCGCCAAGGCAATCAGTTCTGGCAGGGACAGCTTATCACCAACACCGGTGCCGCGGCGACTACGCGCGTCGGGATGGCTCAGCTGTTGACCCGCATTCAAGCGGGCGCGGGCGGTGAGGCCCCTGACTATGCGGTCATGAATCCCGCCAACTGGTCGGTGCTCATGGCCGACTTCATGAACCTCGAAATGTTCCAGACCACGCCGCGGTCGATTTACGGAAAGGATGATGTGGTCAACGCGGGAT